TCGAACGACTTCTGGCGTAGACCCGCCATGGTCTTCGTAGATTTGCGTATGCCCGTTTGCAGCGTCGACATGCCGCGCAGCGCATCTTTGACATCGGCGCCTACACGTATGAAGAGGTTGGCGAGCGGACTAGCCACGGAGCACTCCCCTGCGCAGTTCGTTGCTCACCACTTTCACTGCCATGTCCCCGTCTTCATCGAACGTCGGGCGCATGAACGGCTGGGGTGCCATGTCGAATGTGCCCAACTCTTGGAACATGCCGTGGAATCCCAACTTGGCCGGCCCGACATCGAAGACGGCGCGTTCGCTCGTCACCTTGCTCGGGTGCTTGATGATGCTCATCTCGAGGTCACCATGCTGCCGGGGCGCTCTGGTTTCCATCCCATGCACTAGCACGTCAGCGCCAGCGGCCACGGCAGCTTCTAATGCACGACCCTGGACGGCCTCAGAGACACGCCGCACCGCGCGCTCCAATTCCTCCACGCCATCGAGCCTGACGAACGTGTTGGACATTTTGAGGTCGCGGTGCGCGCCTTTGGACTTGAATACCCTAGCCACGCCGCCTCGCTTCCGTGATGTCTACCAGATGTTGCATGTGTCTCGCTTCCGCCTGTTCTCGCTCTAAAGCAATCCAGTCGGCCAACTCAGTCGCCGGCATCTGCTCCACTTCCCACGCAAACTTCCCCAGCTTCTCCGCGACGTGGAGCACCCAACGCCGCGGAGCCGTCAGTTTCCCTCAGACGCCCCCAGACCATTCAACCGCAGCACCATCTGCAAAACGCGGTTGACTGCGACGGCGCTCTTTTTTTCCAGCCGCTCGATGTCGGCGGGCTTGAACAACGCCTGCCCGTCACCGTCCACGACCGACGCCACGAGCAAGTCCAGCCCGTTCGCGTCCTCGAACTCGAGTGCTTCGCCTGCCGTGAATCGCCGTAGGAACACCTCGCCACCCCACTCTCGGACTTCCAACGCGACCGGCTCGAGGTCCGGCGCACCCAAGATGTCGTCTCTACTTAGTGCCACATTGCCCCCTCACGCATATGCGTTAGCTCGAAGTCGAAGAGGTCAGCGCGCCCGCGCTCACCAGTCCAACGGTCACCACCAGATTGTCACCGACCGCGCCGCCCGTCTCATACGACTCCACGAGGCACGAGCCGGTGTAATGCTTGTTTGCCGCACCAGCCGCCGCGGTCGTCGGGCGCATCGCGAACGCGACCGTGGTGCCGACTAGCGCGAAGTATGGGTCGGCGGTGTCGTAGTTGAGTTCAAGCGTTGCAGACCAGTTCTTGATGCCGCCAGCATTGACTTGCGTGCCGTCCCCGAACGCGGTCACGTCCACGGCATTCGAGCCGTAGCTAACGGTGCAGCTTCGCACGCCAGTGCGCTCCGAGCCCAGCGAAACGAACGGGGTCAGGTATGGGCCAAGAATTGCCATGTGTTTGTTCCTCTATTTGTCGTTGTACGTCGCGGATGTACTGCGGGTGAACGTCGCCAAATTCGCATTGAATGCAGCTTCAAACAGCAGCGGGCTGTACTCAGTTACGAACACTTGAAAGTCAAGCCTCCACCTGTGGCGCTTACTCTTCACGTCGAATGTGTACTGGTCATCGATTAGATGGCAGTCAGACACCAGCACGCCAGCCGGCGTGTCCTGCCAGCGGTTGAGTAGCCGCACGACATGCGCGCGGATTTCCCTGGCACCGTCGTATCCTGACTCACCTACCTCGGTGTCCTTGTCGATGATGTCGACCTGAAAACGAGGCTGCTCGGGTCCGGCATCGGCGCCGAACGAGAGCGTGCGCGCCCGCGAGATCGGCACGAACGAAATGGCTGGGTACGTCTCGCCCATCGGGACACGGCTGGGGTAGATGCGAGCACCCACGAGCGCGGTCAGCGCGGCGTCATCGTTCAGCCGGTCGAACAGCGCGGCGTCGGTCATGTCGTCCTCTTGACTGCCACGAGGTCGAGCACCTTGCCAAGCCCGTCCACGTCAACCACCGCCTGGATGTCCCACAGGTCCGTCGTGCTCGGAAACGCCACACGATGTTCGGTGGACACGTCGGAGCGGTGCCGGATACGGAACACCGAGCGGAGTACCGTGGCTTCCGCGCCACCCTGCACGAACTCGCTGCCGCCGCCGCTCGTCACCTGGGCGCGTACCGTCGCGAGGGTCGCCCACGTACGGATCGGTGCGCCCGTAGGCGACCGAGAGTAGCCCGTGCTGGTCTGGAGCGTGACAAGCTCGCGGAGTGCGCCGGCCCGTACCCTGACGCTCATGGCACATGCGGGATGCGGTTGGCCCAGAGCAATGTTTTGACCGTCTGCTCGACCTCTTGGGAGATGGTGCCGACCACCACGCTCTCACGGTTCTCGAACCAGTGCCCGCCAAGGAAGCGCACCGCGTGCCGAATGCTCGCCGGCACGTTGGTCGAGCCGAGATAGCCAGAAACGAAGTCGCAACGCACCGCGTTCACGCTTTCCAGCGCGGAGGTCGGCCAGGCGACACCCGACTTGAGCACCACCCGCCCGGGCTCGCTCTCCGCGTCCACGATGTAGTTGGTCGATGCCACGCTGGTGTACGTTGAGCCGCCTGCCGCTCTGTAGCTGACCGTGAGCGTGTACGTGCTGCCAGTCAGTTGGCGCGGCAACTCAAGCGGCCCAGCCGGCCATGTGTCGCTGCTGAAGCGCAGCGTGGAATGCAGCAGCGTCCTGCCTAAAATCTTCTCCACGAGATCCGCCGCCGCGGCTGACATCACAGCCAGCTCGGTGTCGTCGGACGTTGAGCCCCGTACGTGTGCGCGTAGATCCGTCGTCGGCACGACAGCCGAGTATGTCGTGGCAGTCAGGACGCTCATCGGCATATCGTCAGACCTCCGTCCCAGGCCAGTTGTTGAGTTGCCAGTCCATTATCTCTAGGGCGCCGGTACAGCCCGCGATGATCTGTTGCGCACTTGCGAGTTGTTCCTCGGCTTTCGCCTTGAGATCCTTGACCTCGGTCTGCTTTTGCCGCGCCTTGAAAAACATGGGGTTGAACTCGAAGGCATAAAGCTCGCGCGCCTTCAGCAAACTCGACCGCTGCGGGACATAGAGAGCCATAGACGGGTGGAAGTCGATTGCGCCGCAGAAGTACTCGAGGCTCGGACGCTGCAATCCATACTCGTTGTTGCCTGACTCGCTCAACTCCATGTCGATTCCCCACAGCCCGACCGTTGTGCTCTGCAACTCGAGCGCGTCGTGCTCCATGATCGCCAACGCCATCAGATAGCTGACCGTGTTCGTGAAGTATCTGCGCTTGAACAGACGCGTGATGAGGTCTATCGGATACACGTGCCCATTCTGGCAACGCGAGACGTACGCGTCCTGCACATACACGGGCACGTCGGTCGTTTCGAGCCAGGACGTGTAGACTTCGCGCGCCCTCGCTGATGCCGTTTCTTCGCCCACTGTCCACGTCTTGCACACGTTCTCCCAATGATGCAGCTCGAACCACCGACTGATACGCGGCACTCGATCATACAACCGGGACAACCCCCAGATCTCCCAGGACTCGTCAGCGAATGGCGCTTCCTCGAAGCCTGGAGCCGTCCCGATAATCGCTATCTTGCGCTGCGTTGCTCGTAGCTCGTCGTTGTGACCCTCGCCCACCCCGCCTTCACCGCTCGCAGCGCCGCTGGCTCGCTCAGTCGCACCGTGTCGCCCACCCTCATCTTCCCGCGGGCTGATGTCACCAACAACACCACCGTCGTCGTGTTCACTCACTTCGCCCCCTTGCCTCCTACATGAAGGGTCGGGGGCCAGCCCGCAGGCTGACCCCCTCACCATTAACCGCTACTACGCGGTGCTGACCACGATGCAGCGAATCGGCTTCTGTGCCGGCGCGGTGCTGCCGAACGTCGACCGACCGTCGATGCGACCGAACCCAATGAGGGCGGTCACATCCTCATCCGCGAACCGCTCTTCCAGTCTGCGCAGCGCAAACGGGCCAGCGTCACGGACGGTGTAGTGGCTGAAGTCACCGAAGAAGATCGGCTTGTTCTCGCTCGTGCCGAACGAAGCCAGGTTCTGGTTTATGGTGACTGGGTAGCCGAGCAGGAAGTCGGGGTCACCCGCCTGCACGCTCGGTGCCCACAGGAATGCACCGCTGGAACCCTCGCGCAGCTTGCGCACGAGCACCCGCGTTGCGTCGTTGAACATCCAGCGTGCCATCATGCGGTACGCAGGGTCAACAGCGTTTTCGAGGTCTAGCAGCTTCGCGACAGTGATAGCCGACGCAGCTACGTTGACCGCACCCGTCGAGTCGTTAACGATGCCGTGCGGCCCGCTTGACTCGGTGCTCGAGCGCGTGGCAAAATGCGCCTCAGTAGCCCGCCCGATGCGCACCGACATGGCGTTCCGCACATACGCCTCGATGTCGATGCCCGAGTCAGCCAGCAACTCGGTCGACAATTTGATCGGGCCGCTCGTGTACTTAGGAGCCTCGAGCGTCACCGAACCGAACGGCACGTGCGTGCTGTTCGTCGCTGCGGTGGCTTCCGCGATCAGCGAACCGACGTTGCCGGTGTCGTCTGAAGTCGGCACGGTCATGTCGCGCCCGTCTCCCGTCGCCAGGACGGTAGCCGTGGCACGCATCCCACCATACGCCTTCATCGCCGTCCGCACCCGCGAATCGAACTCCGTTGGGACGGTGATGCCGCCCTTCGCGTTCGTGCCCACGAGCTGCTGGGCAATCGCACGAGTCTCCTGCAAGAACTCGCGATTGTCCGCGGACATGTCACGCCACCCGCGGCGGATGTAGTCGTCCATCGCGGCGCGGTGGAGATCGTTGCGCTCTTCGGCGCTGACCTCTTTCTCACCGAACTGGCGGTCTTCCGTCAGCCGGCGTTGCTTCGCGTCCAAGTCGGCCTGCACACCTTGAAGTGCGGCATCGCGCTCTTCGATTGCGGTGTACTGCGTCTCGAGACGGGCCATGTCAGCCACGGCACCGTCCCAGATGACCTGCTCCTCGGAGTTCAGCTCTGCGCGGCCTTCTGCATCCGCGGTGTCATGGGCGCGCTTCGCCGCTTCCCATGCCGTCGCGCGTTGCTCTCTCAGCTCGCGGGCTCTATTCAGGGACATTGTTGTCACCTTCGTCAGTCGTTGTCGTTTGCGCCTGACGAACGAAAAAGCCCGCCAAAGGGCGCACGGATAAGTCCTCCGCACACAGTCCTTCGGTGGGCTGCTATTGAGCTAGTCCCGCCTATAGTCTGTCTTCTGGCCTTCCTGCCGTCGTGGTCACGCCATTGGGCTTGTGACCGAAGATGACCGAAAGTCGCTACAAGAATCTAACGCATATGCGTTAGTGGTCAATAATCTGCCAACCGGTGAGCGATCTTTGTGCCGCCTTTGGGTCTGGCCGGCTTCGATATCCTGCGCAGCATCGGCTTGCCACAGTTCGCGCAGTCCGGCGCGTCATCAATGGCACGAAGCGCGCGCAGTTCGCAGACCAGCGTGCCGCAGCCGCACCCGTATTCGATTAGCGGCACAAAGCCTCCGTAATGATGGTGCCCGCTGGCGTGTTCGCGGTGAGCGTCTGCCCGACCAACACGTGCCGGTCGACCCACCTATGGCCCGTGCCCGGGCTGAGTAGCGTGATGTGCGACTCAGTGAGCACGGTGCCCGCTGGCAAGTCGGCAGACGTGGCACAGGACCGCTCGAGCTTTCGCCTCGCGTGTTCGCTCGCGGGGTGGCGGTCGATGTGCCCCGAACCCATCGCCAGCTCGGTGTTGCGGATGTCGCGCACCATCCTCCACAGCCCGTCACGCGCGAGGCTGCCGGCGTGGTCCGTGCCGCGCATCGACCTGTCGAGCGTCACATGCTTCTCGATGACCGTGGCGCCAAGGGCTACGGCAGCGACCGCTGCAACAATGCCCTGCGAGTGGTCCGAGTAGCCGACCGGGAAGCCGAAGTGCGAAAGTGTGTCCAGACACCGCAAGTCGAGTGCCCTGAAGTGTGCCGGATACGACGACACGCAGTGCAGCAGCGTGATGTCGTCGTGATAGTCGACCACGGTAGCAATTGCGTCTGTGATATCGGTGACCGATGCCATCCCCGTGCTCATGATCATGGGCACACCCGTCTCTGCCATTCGCTCGAGCAGCGGCAGGTTCGTCAGGTCGCGGCTCGCGACCTTCAAGCGATCCGGCGTGAACGTCAGCCAATCGACGCACCTTGGCGCGCACAGCGTCTCCACGAAGTCGAGCCCGTGCGCTTTTGCGTACGTGTAGAGCTCCGCGTGTTCGGCAGGCGACAACTCGAGCGCAGTGCGGTGCTCGCCGTACGTCGCGCCGAATGCGTGCGGGTTATCGTACGCCTTCGCCATCATCTCAGGTGTGCATTCGTGCTCGAGGTCGCGCATCGTGAACTTGACCGCATCCACACCGCGCGTGTCAGCATTCGGGGAGTGGTCCGGCGTTGGGCGCACGCACATGTCTATCAGCGCCTTCGCCATCGTCAGCGAGCCGCTATGATTCTGGCCGATCTCAGCCACGATATACGTCACACCGTCGACTCCCCGAAAAAACGCACATCACTCACAGCGCGGTCATCGACGTACACGTCCGCGGCAAGCTTATGACCGACCCGAAGCTGGTGGTACTTGAGCCCCCAGCCGTCTATCTGCTGTCGGGTGCGCAGTGCCCAGAGCTGACCCGTGCCAGAGCCGCGGGCGGTGTCAATGGTGATGAAATTGCCGGCTTCGTATAGCCCATTCACCACTGCGATGCGGGCAAGTAGAGGCTCGGCCTGCATGTAGTCGCTCGAGTCGGCAGTACACAGCGTGCCGTCAAGGTCGAACACGTACCTCACGACGCCGCCGCAAGCAGCCGCGCCACCTTCAAGTCGAAGGGCGTGTCGATGTCCCAGGATCGTTCCGCAGGCATGTAGTAGCCGCGCGTCTGTGGCCCGAAGTATCCGCCAGCCGTCCTCCATGCCGAGCACCACGCAGCGTAAACCGCACCATTGACCACCATGCGCCGAGCCCAATACTGGCGCGGGTGACACCAGTCGGCAGACATGTGCCGGATGACGTTGCCGTCCCACAACTCCACTAGCGTGCTCGGGTACTCAGCCGGCGCAGTCATGGACACGACTGCGGTGCCATCGTTCAGCATATCCAGACAGCCGTCTATGTCCTCTGACGTTCTGAACGGGCACGTCGGGAATAGCCGCACAATGATGTCGGGCTCGCCCACCTCCGCGAGCACGTGCCGCTCTACGTCCTCCACCGTGTAGCTGCCGTCACCTGTCGCGAGTTCAGGCGGGCGTTGCACTACCTCCACATCTGGGTAAGCGAGGTCTGCATAGTCGGTCGTGACCACTATGCGCGTCACAGCCGCGCCGCGAGCTGCGTCGATTGCACGCTCGAGCAGTGTACGCCCACCCACTCGCTGCAAGTTCTTGTCCGGTATCCCTGCGCTACCCGCTCGAGCGGGGATGATTGCCAATGTGTCCATCTGCCTCCTGCGTGGTGTCTATCCCGCCACAACTGTGCAGTCACAACCTCTGTGCGCGGGCGGGTGGCCTACGTTTCGCTTCGGTTTCAGCGGCGTGTCGGCGCCTTCCGGCTGGAACTCTTCGCCCTCACTAAGAAACGCGCCGGAACCGCCCACACGTTTCCCGTTCAGCGCGCGGCAATAGGGGCAGGTGTCCCCGAGCGCGCGCCACACAGCCGCGAACCCCGCCAGCGAGAAGACGAGTTTCGCGATACCGTCACCGAGCTGGACGGGCTCAGATGCGGCGTACCGCGCTGCACGCGGCTTCGACTCGCCAGCACCCTCGTCCCACTCTGCCAACCGGAGGTCAATGGCGGAACCAATGTCATCGGACTCGCGCACGATCTGCTGGAGCTGGCCGCGGCTTGACGCCGAGTATCGGTCACTAAACGACTGCGTGTACATCTCGCTGAACTCGCGCACGTCAGGCGCGGCACGGTCGATCTCAGCAGCGGCAGCACTCGCAACCGCGTCACCGTACGACACGAACAGCGCGCCGAACTGCGAGCGCACGAACTCGGGATGTTCACCGAAGTAGAAGTCGTCCAGCCACGCAGAGAACTGGCTGGAATCACGCGCCCACGCCCTGCGCACGTTGCGGATCTCGCCGCGCACCATCCGCGCCGCGGCATCACTGAACAGCGGAGCGAACGACGCACGCAGCCCGATGCGTTGCGTGTGGCTGCGCTTCTCGGTTCTGTCATCGCGTTGCTCGGGCTTCGCGACCGCCACGCCCTGCTCTGCCAGTATCAGCTCTGCACGCTCGGCCACCGTCAGGTCATCCACCGCGTCCAGCGGGATCATGTTGACCTGTATGAACGTTCTGTCGCCGCCTGCTATCGGATTGTCGTTCTCCTTCGCGCGAATCTCGTTGGGCGTGATGCTGCCCGTCTGCATCCGCGTCATGTAGAACGCGCCGCGCTTCTCAACGTCGCCGCGCAGCCGGCCCGCACGCACATACTCGACGTACATGCCATCCGCGCGCTCTGCGTCGGTCAGCAGCCTGGTGGTCATCGCTTGCTCGTCACGAACCAGCCACGGGTCCAACGTGTCCTGCATAAAATCAATGTTCTGCTCTTCGATGTTGCTGAAGCTGGCGTCGGACAAATCGCCAATCTTGTGCGGCGCGATACGGAACCAGCGCGCGACCTCGCGCACTTGGAACTCTCTGGTGTCCAACATCTGCGAGTCTTCGGCTGACAGGCCAATTTGCTGCCACTCCACGCCTTCCTCGAGCACCGCGACACGGTGAGAGTTCGCGTTGCCGCCCTGCGCCGCGTCCCACTGCGCCTTCAACCGCTTGCCAGCATCCACAGACAGCGACTCGGGATGGCTCAGAATCCCTGCGGGGCGTGAGCCGTTGGAAAAGAAGCGGGAACCGTATTCCTCGGTAGCCAGGCCCAGCGCGAAGCTCTCGCGCGCGTGTTGCAGCACCGACCAGCCTACGATTCCATCACCACCCATCGCCGGCACATTGAGCATCCTGTCAGCCGGCACGGACTCCTCCACGTCGCCACCCGTGACGAGGTAGAATAGCGTCCCGTCCCGGTCACGTCTCGGCTCGACCGCAGTGGGTGGGATCAACCACAACTCGACCACTCTGCCCCTGCCGTCGCGGATGATCTCAGCGTATTTGTTGCCGCGGAGCAGCTGGTGTCCCGTCCCCGCCTCGCGGTACGCTATCGCGGTCATCTCAGGATTCGGCGCGTCGTGTAGCACACCCCAAAGCGGATGCTGGCGCACCTCGCCAATCACACCGCTGGCGTTTTTCTGGTAGAGTTTGAGCGGCAGGCTTCCTACCGCTGACGCAATCACGTTAGTCGCTGCCCACACAGCGGACAGGTTCAAAGCCTTCGCCTGGTTGACGCGCACACCCGCAGCCGTTTGTCCACCACCACCGAACACGTCGAGCCACGTCGTGATACCATCCGACAGCGGAACGTTCGGGTTCTCGAGCGCGTCGAATCGCCGCTCCATCGTCTCGTAAAGTCCCACGATCACCTAAGCCTTTCGGATTCTGAGCCCGAGATAGGCCAAGTAGGCGCCTCCAAGCGCCAGCCCTACCCGCCAGTCGATTGCAGCTACGCCAACCGCAGCTGCTATGCCGCCTCCGTAAATGTGCCAGTCACGTATATCGAACTTCACAGTACCAGCAGCTCGCCGGCTTCGTATTTGCTTTCGCGCGGCCCCTCGTCAGCGAGCGCCCTGCCCATCGCGATAATCAGTGCGACCGCCGGGTCAATCTTCTTTTCACGCGACTCTTTGCGCGGGAACACGTTGTCGTTGCGGTCCTCTTGCGCTGTCACGTTGCCGATAGCCCACGACAGCACTGGATTGCCGTCGTGGTGAATTCGCCCGTCTTCAATAAGCGCCTGAATCATCTTCATCGGCTCCGACAGGTTCTTGGCTGTCATGTGGACCTCGACAGCCTCCAGGCCAGCGTTCATGATGTGCGTGGTGACTTGTGCGGCGTTCCATGGGTCCGTGCCCACCTGCATAACCCGCACCTGTTCGGCTGAGTCGATGATGTCGGCCTCGACATAATCGTAGTCGGTCAGGTTGCCAGGTGTCGCGAGCAGATGCCCCTGGCTCGACCAGCCGTAGTAATGCCGGTTCTCCGCGGGTTTCGTCTGCTCTTCTGGGAGGTAGTAGCGCCCGAAGACGTAGAAGTGCATCGCACCCTCAAGCTCTCGCTTGAACACCCACAGCACAGCCGTGAGGTCGAGCTTCGCCGCGAGGTCCACACCCAGCCAACTCTGCTCGCCTTCGAACTGGTCGAACGTAAGGCCCGGATCGCCTAGCTGGCGCCACTTCTCGAGGTTGAAGTACGGACTGCCGGCGGTCACCCACACGTTCAAGTGTTTCGTCTTGAACGTCGACTGTTTGCGCGGATTGTTGATCGCGTCCCGCTGCTGCGAACGCAGATGGTCAGCGAACAGCGAGACACCGATGTTTGGGTTCGCCATCACTAACGCCTCTTCGCTCGTCCAGTCCACGCCCTCGTCTATCGTGTAGATGACGCCAAAGAAGTCTGGATTATCTACCGTGCCCTCGAGGATGTCGATGAGTTCGCCGCGGAGCGCGTAACATGGGCCAGCGGTATCGGAACCCGCAGTGGTGATGACCCACGCCATCGGCTGCTCGCGCGAGCCCATGCCCGTCAACATCGTGTCGTACTGCTCCGACGTTGAGTGCTCGTGATACTCGTCTGTGATGCTGAAGTGGGGTGAAGCTCCGTCGCCTGGCTTGCCGATTAGCGGCTCGAACTTCGCGTTGACTCCGAGCCGTGAGAGGTTCTTAGCGTTCACGTCGATGCCGTAGTGTGCCACCAGGGGCGCGGTGGATTTCGCCATCAGACGAGCAGGGCCGAACACTTCCCAAGCCTGCTTTTCTGTCGTCGCACCCGAGTAGATTTCGGCACCGAACTCGCCGTCCTCGGTGAACATATAGTTTCCTAGCGCAGCCGTGCCCGTGCTCTTCGCGTTCTTCCTTGGCACCTCGACGTAGACCCGGCGGAATCTGCGTTTACCGTCTTTTCGCATCCAGCCGAACGGCACCAGATAGGTGAAGCACTGCCATTCCTCGAGCTTCAACCGCTCGCGCCGGTCAGCCCACACACCTTTCACGTGGGGCATCAGCTCCATGTAGGCGCCGAGCTTGTTGGCAGCTTTCGCATCCCACACGAACACGCCAGCCTCGAGGTCATCGAGATGACGCTGACACGCCAGCCGCACGAGCCGGCACGCGATTGCCCTACCATCGACCACATCCTGAGCGTAGCCGGTGGCGCGGTCGGCGTACGTCAATCCACGACCCCAAGAGCACCGAACGGGTTCGCCTCTGGTGGCTCGCCTGCTGCCGACACACCTCCGCGCCCTGCGGGAGTCATCCCGAATCGGTCTAGCATCATCCGAAGCTGCGTCACTTCGGCGGCTGTCGGCACCTCACCTCGGTCCCATGTCTGCCGGCTGGCTCCGTGATAGTTCGCTAGCAGGCAAAAGGCGTCCAAGTCGGGGGCAGTCATCACACGTTGCGCCTCGAGCTGCGGCATGTTGCGATTCCAGAACTCGACGGCTTCGGCTGACGCGAGCGGCCAGGGCGGCTTAGCGCCCGTCGTCACCCTGAACTCGGGTTCTGAGCCGTCGCGATCCTTGCGCGATGTGCCCTGCAACACCTTCAGCGCCTTCGGCTTCCGTGGGTTCGCCATCACGCGCCACCCGATTCCCGTGGCGGGGTGCCCAGATCTCCAAGTGAC